GGTGGCCGTGCCGAAATTACCGGCGGTGGCCGTGCCGAAATTACCGGCGGTGGCCGTGCCCAGGCCGCCCACCAGGACAGTCTGGTGGTCTTCAACTTTCTGGCATGCGCCAATGACAGCAACATCACGGGCGCGTGGTTCGTGCTCGATCAGATATGCCGCTGCTTCGGATTTGCTGCCGATGAAGCGGACGACGGCACGGGGGAATTTGCACTTGCCGCCCAGCATGGTGATCTCGTCGCTGGCCACTTCCAGCACCAGCCACTTGGCATCGTCGGCGTCCCAGTAATCGACGCAGCTGATGTCGCCCTGGCCATGCAGCCAGCCGTGCAGGCCGTGGCCGCACTCGTTGTCGTTTCGGTAGTCGTCGGCCTGCACCGTCGCGCCGACCTCGTTGGGCCACTGGAATCCGCCGTGGCTGGTGAAGTCCGCGCGGCAGACGCGCAGCACCAGGGAGGTGTTGGTCTTCGCCATGTCAGACCTCGCCGCCGTTGATGACGTGGTTCGCCAGTTCGATCAGATCGGCGAAGGCTTCGGGTTTGACATCGGGCAGCTTGGACGCGCCGAAACGGGACAGCACTTCCAGTGTGGTGTCGCGGCCCTTGGCCTTGCCCAGGGCCAGCACTGCAGCCTTGGCGTCTTCATAGGTCGCGGCAGCGCCAGTCGCTGCAGATTGAGCAGTGGTATCGGTGGCAGGTTCTGCAGCGGTCTGCACAGCGACACCCTGCGGGACGTTTCCCGAGTCGTCAGCGGCCTGCGAGGCGTCGGACGATTGGTTCGTACTGGCGGGCTTGTTCTCGGGCGCATCGTCCGCCGCCGCCTGCACAGTAGGCTCGGTACGGGCATTCGCCGCCGGTTTCCCGGCAGGGGTACGCTTTTTTCCGGTGTCGGCGTCCTGCGCGATGATGGGACCGTGGGTCAGTGCGGCGATCAGTTCGCGGATGGCGGCGGTGTTTTCCGTGATGGCGGTTTCCAGAGACATGGTCAGTCCTCCTGTAGGGTGTCGATGATGATTTGCAGCTGGTTGAAGATGTCGCCAGCGTCGTTCGCCAGCGCGTTGAATTTTTTGAGAACGCCCAGGCGCTTTTTGAGGTCGTCCGCGCCATGGATGTCCTCGTCGTTCAGGGCGGCCAGCAGTGCCGCCATTTCGGGCAGGCTCAGTGGGCAGGATTCGATGACGGTGCGCAGTTCGCTGGCCGTGAAGGTGTATTCGTCGGCCAGGGCAACAAGGCCCTCGATTTGCTCGGCCTGGTCCTGGTTGCTTTCCAGGCGGCGCAGCAGTTCGCGCTCGATGTCCGTGCTGGTCAGATCGTTCAGTTGGGCGTTGGCGTAGCGCAGGAACTCGCTATCGGACATGGTGCGCAGGTTCATACGGCACCTGTCTGGTCGAGGTAGATGCACAGGGCATCGACCGGGTTGCGGGCGAAGATGACTTTGATTTGGCCGTTGTGACGCACCTGGTACATCAGGCCCGGCACGATGGGGATGGATGACATTACGTTGCTCCGGCGTTGTTAATTCTGTTTGGAATTATGCCGAAAGGAATTAAGCAAAGCAATACCATTTGGAATAAAAGTAGGCGTAAAAAAGCCCGCGACATGCGCGGGCAGCACTCTGCTATGCTGTTATCTAGGGAAAATACTAGGGGGTGAGCCGTGAATATTCAGCTCGGGTACTTACTGATCGGGGCGTTGGTCGGCGTGGCGACAACGCCATGGGAAAGAAAAATAAAAGTGATGGAGCCGGATCATCCACCATGGCTGCGGCGCACTGCCCACATTTTCGTGACGGCCTTTGTCTGGCCTGCCATTGTGTTGGCGTTTCTGTACGCGGGTTTCACAGCGCGGCGGCGCTGATTACTCCGGCACCCATTTGCCGATGACGACGCCGCAGATGGTGGCGTCACCGTTGATGGTCAGATAGCGCGGCTCCCAGTCGGGGTTCAGCGCCTTTAGGATTTTCCTGCCGTCTTCTTCCAGGTACTGTTTGAACGTGGCCGCCTCTTGTGAGTGCAGGCGCACGACAACCCGGTCGCCCGGCTTGGCCGCGACATCGGGATCTACGAAGAGGATGTCGCCTGGCTCATAGCTGGGCTTCGCGCCAGGGTTGCGCATGCTTTCGCCTTCTACCCTTAGACAGAAGGTGCGCGGCCCGTGCTTCACCGGGCATGGCAACCACTTGATGGCGTCGCCATGCTGGAATGATCCAGCTATCTCCCGCCAGTCGCCTGCCTGGACGGATGTAAGCAGGGGCACCAGGCCCTTGATGGTCGGCCCTGGGCTGACGCTCGGTGCTTCTACCGGTTCGCCCGACGCAAGGTCAGTCCTCAACAGGTCGTCGGTGGACACGTTGAAATGCCGCGACACCGCCAGCAGCAATTCCAGTGACGGTTCGCGTTCGCCCTTGATCACACGATGAATTGTCGGCTGCGACGCTACGCCCAACAGGGTCGCAGCTGCCCCCGGCTTCAAGTCGTGTTTAGCCAGCAGGTACGCGAGATTTTTCTGAACCGGGTTCATGCTTGGAATATACCATACGGAATAATCCAAGACCATTTTCAAGCATAATCTTTTTTTTGGTGGCATACTATTCCAATTGGAATAACATTCAAGGAGGTTCTAGCATGTGCGCCACCACGAACAAGATCCCCGCCGCCTACACCCAGCGCCCTGATGAATTGATCTGCACCCTGCTCCGCGCCGGGTGGTCCCAGGAAAAGATCGCTGAACACGTCGGCACGACACAACCTACCATCCACCGCATCTACTCGCGCAAGCGTGATCCTCGCTACAGCCTGGTCGAAAAGTTGCGCGAACTGGTCTTGAACATGCTCGAACTGACCAGCGAGGTGTGACGATGGCCGGATACTTCCAGCACCAGGGCCGCGCCCTGCTATCAAACGGTTATCTGATCATCCCTATCAAGCCGGGACACAAGCGCCCGGCGCTGGACAACTGGCAAAGCTCCCGGCTGGGGGCGTCCGACCTGGCGCGCTACCCGATGCATGGTGTCGGTGTGCTGTGTGGCCAAGGTGCCAGGCCGCTGGTGGCCATCGACGTGGACACGACAGACGAAGAACTGGCAAGCCGGTTCGTAGCCTGGTGCCAGGACAACCTGGGGCCGACCTGCGAACGGGTGGGCAACGCCCCCAAGATCCTGCTGGTGTACCGTGCTGCAGCCGAGGGCTGGGGCAAGGCCACCGGGGCCTGGTTCGAAGATGAACTGGGCGAGCGCCACCGCCTGGAAGTGCTGGGCAAGGGCCAGCAGTTTGTCGCGTACCACGTCCACCCCGACACGGGCCAGCCCTATGAGTGGGTGGACTTCTACGGGGGCATCGAGTCGGTGGCCGCGTCGGAACTGCCGGTCATCACCGAAGACCAGGTGGCGCAGGCCATGGCCGAGTTCGACCGCCTGGCCCTGGAAGTCGGCCTGGTCAAGGTCGTCAAGAGCAAGCCAGCGGGGACGCTGGCCGCCATCGACAGGCCAGACCGGGAACCGCCAGCCGATGACGATTTCTTTGGCAGGGTGAACGAAGCGGCCCTGGCCCAGCTGGGCGCGTGGGTGCCCGTGCTGTTCCCGGCGGCACGTGACTACCAGGGCGGCTACCGCGTGGCGTCCGTCGATCTGATGCGCGACCTGGAAGAAGACCTGTCGCTGGTGCCCGAAGGCATCGTGGACTTCGGCGTGGCCGACATGGGCGACGAACGCGAAGGCAAGCGCACGGCCATCGACGTGGTGCTTGAATGGGCACCGCGCATGCTGGACGATGCGTTCAGCATCACCAGCCCGTTCGAAGCAGCCCTGTGGCTGTGCGACCAGATGGACACGGCCAAAGAAGACCTGGGGTTTGGCCTGCGCCGCCAGCGCGAACGTGCCGAACGCCTGGGCAAGAAGCGTGATGCGCTGAACCAGGCCAAGGCGCAGATCGTCGGCTGCGAGGATTCCATCGAACTGATCAACGAGGTGGCGGCCAAGGTCGGCGAGCTGGCCGACGACATGGCGTTGCGGGCCGAACTGGCCGGGCTGATCCGCCAGCGGTTCAAAGACCTGACCGGCACCCTGCTGCCGGTGGCCGACGTGCGCACGGCCATGGCCGGGGGGCGCAAGGTGCCGGTGCTGAACCGCACCAAGCGGCAGATGACGGAGTTCGGCAACGCGGAACGCATGCTGGATCAGTTCGGTGACGGCCTGATGTTCGTGCCCGAAACCGGCACCTGGTACACCTGGGAGGGCACCTGCTGGCGCAGTGCGCCGCAGGTCCACCTGGAACACCTGGCCAAAGAGACGGTGCGGGCGCTGGCCGACGAGTCCAGGACCATCGAGAACGACGACGAGCGCGTGGCGTTTTTCAAGTTCTGCGCCGTCAGCCAGCGGGCCGTGATGGTGCGCAACATGGTGTCGCTGGCGTCCAGCGACCCGCGCGTCGTGGTGCCCATGGGCGAACTGGACAAGCACAGCCACCTGCTGGGCGTGGGCAACGGTGCCGTGGATCTCACCACGGGGGCGCTGCTGCCGCCAGACCGTGAACACTGGATCACCACTATCACACCAGTCGAGTACGACCCCGAAGCCACCTGCCCGCTGTTTGAACAGACCGTGCGCGATGTGTTCCATGGCGACAATGACATGGTGGCGTTCTTCCAGCGGGTGGTCGGCTACTCGATCCTGGGCCAGCCGAAGGAGGACGTGATGGTCATCCCCTACGGTGCGGGCAGCAACGGCAAGTCCACGGTGCTGGGGGCCATCCGCCATGCCCTGGGTGAACACGCCAGGGCGGCCAGTGCCGACACGTTCCTGGCCACGGGCGGGCCAGGCAACAGTGCAGGATCCGCCCGCGAAGACATCCTGCGGCTGCGCGGTGCCCGGTTCGTCTATGTCGGGGAGCCGGACGAAGGTAGCGAACTGCGCGAGGGCCTGATCAAGTCCATGACAGGCGGCGACCCGATGCCTGCGCGCGGCCTGTGGTCGAAGGTGACGGTCGAGGTGGTGCCGACCTGGGTGGCCTTCATGCCGACGAACCATCGGCCCATCGTCAAGGGCGACGATCACGCCATCTGGCGGCGGCTGCTGCCGGTGCCTTTCACGCGCAACTTCGACAAGGACAAGCAGGTCAAGAAAGACCCCCAGCGGGCCGAGAAACTGGAAGCCGAAGCCGCCGGGATCCTGCGCTGGTGCGTGGACGGGGCGCTGGCCTATCAGATCGAAGGCCTGAACCCGCCCGCCAAAGTCCGGGCCGCCCATGACGAATACCGCCAGGACATGGATCTGCTGGCCGAATGGCTGGATACCTGCTGCGAGGTCGGGCCAGGTTTCGCCGCCAGCAGTTCGGCACTTTGGAACAGTTGGGAGTACTTTGCGCGCAACCGTGGCGAACTGCGATTCATCCCGAGTTCGAAAAGTTTGGGCCGTCGCCTGTTGTCGCGGGGGTTCGCGGCGGTGCGCGATTCGCACGGATTGCGTGGTCGTGGATTTGTTGGGCTGCGGGTGCGGGACGATCTGGACGAATGAATCCGCAGTTTTTAGCGTATTCGCTGTTTGTTGCGCGTTGGGCGTGGTGTCGTGCTGATGGGTTACGTCGTTTGCGTCGTTTAATTCCGGTTTTTACCTATCTTTTCTCATGTATACGCATAGGGAAAAGATACCTAAAAAACTGTTTAAACGACGCAAACGACGCAAGTAAAAAATTGCACGTTAAAGGAGCAAAATTTTACGGATTGGGGGCTGAAATGGAGAAAAGGACGGTGGCCGTAAACGAACGCGGCTACAGGGTGGGTGAGGACCATCAGGCGGCGGTGCTGACCGATGCCGAGGTGGATCTGATCCGCGAACTGCGCGAGACGGGTGGCTGGACGTATGCGGCCCTGGCTGAGAAATTCGAGGTGGGCAAGTCCACGATCCAGGACATCTGCACCTATCGGCGTAGGGGGCAGCGCCCGGCGTCCTGGAAGGAAGTACGCGTATCGACCGAGGGGGCGAAGTAAAACGGGGGCATGAAACTGACACCTGAAAAACTCACAGCCTTTTGCGCCGCCTTGGCCGAGACGTGCAACGTCGGCAGAGCCTGTGCTGCCGTGGGTATTTCGCGCATGACCGCCTACACCTGGCGGAAGGAAATGCCGGACTTCGCCAGCGCCTGGGAAGACGCCATGAAGGCCGGACTGCTGGCCCTGGAAGACGAGGCACACCGCCGGGCCTTCGAGGGGGTGGACGATCCGCTGGTGCATCAGGGGCAGTTCACCTACCTGTACCGGAACCGGCTGGATGAAGACGGCAACCCGGTGCGGGACGAGAATGGCATGCCGGTGCAGGATCCTGTCCTGGATGAACACGGCAACCACAAGATCGCCGCCGTGCGCAAATACAGCGACACGCTGGCCATCTTCCTGCTGAAGGCCCACGACCCGGCCAAGTACCGCGAAAACACCCGCATGGAACTGACCGGCGCAGACGGCGGCCCGGTGGAATTCACCGACACGGAACGCGCGGCCAAGATCGCGGCCATCCTCGCAGCGGCCCAGGCGCGCAAGGCGAGTGACGTTGATGACCTCCTTTGACCCGGAACTGCTGGCCTATCTGACCCCCGAGGAAAAGGCCGAACTCGATACCCTGCTGGCCACTGACCCGGTCAAGTGGCGTCCACTGCCCGGACCGCAAAGCACCGCCTACAACTCCCGGGCCGATATCGTCGGCTACGGCGGCGCGGCAGGCGGCGGCAAGACCGACCTGGCCTGTGGCAAGACGATCACCCGGCACCGCAAGGCCATGATCCTGCGCCGCATCGGCACGGAACTGACCGGCATCATGGACCGGCTCGAAGAGATCCTGGGATCCCGTGACGGCTACAACGGCAAGGACAACATCTGGCGGCTGCCGAACCTGCAGATCGAACTGGGGGCGGTGCCCAATGCGGGCGATGAAAAGAAGTACCAGGGCCGCCCCCACGACTTCCTGGTCTTTGACGAGGCCACCAACTTCCTTGCACAGCAGGTGCGCTTTCTGCTGGGCTGGCTGCGTACCACGATACCCGGCCAGCACTGCCAGGCGCTGCTGACCTTCAACCCGCCCACCAGTTCCGAAGGCCGGTGGGTGATTGACTTCTTCGCCCCCTGGCTGGACAAGAAATTCCCCAACCCCGCCAAGTACGGCGAACTGCGCTACGCGGCCTCGCTGCCTGCCGACGACATCAACCCGAACGGGCGCGACCTGTGGGTAGACGACGGCAGGCCTTTCGTGCTGGTGGATGGCGAACCGTGCTACGACTTCGACCCCAAGGACTACAGCCCGGTAGACATCATCAAGCCGCTGACCCGCACGTTTATCCCGTCTCGCATCACCGATAACCCCTACCTGATGGGCACCGGCTACATGTCGCAGCTGCAGTCGCTGCCTGAGCCGCTGCGGTCGCAAATGCTGATGGGGGATTTCACGGCGGGCATTGAAGACGACGCCATGCAGGTCATCCCGACCGCGTGGGTGGAAGCCGCCCAGGCCCGCTGGACCAAACCCGACAAACTGGCCCCCATGGACTCGCTGGGGGTGGACGTTGCGCGCGGGGGCCGCGACCAGACCATCCTTGCGCGCCGCCATGGGATGTGGTTCGACGTGCCGCTGGTGCATCCCGGTTCGCAGACGCCCGACGGCCCGAAGGTGGCGGGCCTGGCCATCGCCGCGCGCCGGGACAACGCAGTAATCCACATCGACGTGATCGGCGTCGGGTCAAGCCCTTACGATTTCCTGAACGATGCAGGCCAGCAGGTCGTCGGGGTGAACGTGGCGGAAGCGGCCACCGGCACGGACAAGTCGGGGCGGCTGCGGTTCAAGAACATGCGCAGCCAGCTGTGGTGGATGATGCGCGAGGCCCTGGACCCCAACAACAACACGGGCATCGCCCTGCCGCCGGATCCGCGACTGCTGGCGGACCTGTGCGCCCCCACCTGGAAACTGACCGGCAGCACGATCTACGTGGCCAGCCGTGAAGAAATCATCGAACGCATCGGGCGGTCGCCCGACTACGGCAGCGCCTACATCCTGGCGCTGATCGACACGCCCAAGCTGGCCACGGTGCGCGCCATGGGGGCGCAGCGGCAGCGGGACTACGACCCCTACGCGTGACTCATTCCACGCAGTCGTAGGCCAGGCGGAAGGCGTTGGGCTTGCCCGAATATCGGGCATGCTTGCCGTACTGGGCGCAGTGCGCATCGGCCACGGCCAGCGCGCCGTTGCTGCCCTGGTTGGATCGTGCCCAGTCTACGACGACGGTGGATTGATTGCCTTCGGCCACGGTCGGCCCGGTTGAAGCGCATCCGGCCAGCAGGGCCAGGGTGCATGCAGTGAGTAGCGTCTTCATGGTTCCCCCTGTTTCTGGCGAGTATAGGGCGAAGTACGCGTATCGGTCACGGGTGGCCCTACATTGGCCCGCATGAACGCCCACATCGTCCAAAGCACCGTTGCCGACATGGAACGCGAACCCAATCTGTTCGCGCTCTTTGCTGAATACGCCCAGGAGTCGGCCACGCCCGAACTGGGCGTACCGGACGTGCAGCTGGAAATGTACCGGCAGATGGAAGCGGCAGGCGCGCTGAAGATCCTGGGCGCGTACCAGGGGGACACGCTGATCGGGTTCCTGGTGATGCTGGTTACGGTGGTGCCCCACTTCGGTCGGCTCATTGCTTCGACCGAATCGTACTTCGTGACGAAGTCCGCCCGGCGCGGCGGCACCGGCATCAAGCTGCTGCGCTGCGCTGAACAGCTGGCCCGCGACCTGGGGGCGGTGGCCTTCTTCGTCAGCGCGCCGTCTGGTGGCCGCCTGGCCCAGGTCATGCCGCGCATGGGCTACCGCGAGACAAACCGGATTTTCATGCGGGGGCTGGCATGACCGCGTTGGCCCCCACTGTTTCTCGCCTGCCAGCCATGCAGCCCCAGGCCATCGACAAGGTGCGTCGCCTGGAAGATCAGCTGATGGCCATGCCCCAGGTGGACATCGAAACCACGCACACCTTCCACGCGGGCATGTACGCCCGCACCATCCGCATCCCTGCAGGAGTGCTGCTGACCGGGGTGCTGATCAAGGTGCCCACCATCGTCATCGTGCAGGGCGATTGCACCGTGTACGTCGGCGACGACAAGCCGCGCCCCCTGGCGGGCTATCACGTCCTGCAGGCTGCAGCCGGGCGCAAACAGGTGTTTCTGGCGCACGAAGACACCTACGTCACGATGCTGTTTCCCAGCACGGCGCAGACGGTCGAGGATGCGGAACACGAATTCACGGACGAGGCCCACCGGCTCTTGTCCCGTCGCACATAGGAGAACGAACCATGTCAGGAGCCGCTACAGCTGTCGTTGCTGCCGCCGCCGTCGCCGGGGCGGCTGTCGCGTATGACAACGGGCAGAAACAGAAACGTGCTGCCGAACGTGCTGCCAAGCAGCAGGAACAGGCGATGAAGCAACAAGCGCAGCAGGCCGAGGAACAAGCCAAGCGCGCGGAACAGGACACGAACCGCGTCAACCAGCGCCGCCCCGATACGCAAAGTGCCGTGGATGCGGCCAGCCAGGCCGGGCGCGCTGGCCCCTCCGGCACCCTGCTGACCGGCCCGCAGGGCGTTGACCCGAATTCGCTGCAACTGGGCAAAACCACACTGCTGGGCGGCTAAGCCATGTCGGAACTGTTGACGCCGCGCCGAAAACTGGACCTGCGCTGGGGCCAGCTGAAGGACGAACGTAGCAGCTGGATCGACCACTGGCGAGACATCAGCGACCTTCTGCTGCCGCGTTCGGGCCGGTTCTTCGTCGAAGACCGCAACCGGGGGCAGAAACGCTACAACTCGATCTACGACAACACCGGCACCCGTGCGCTGCGCGTCCTGGCCGCTGGCCTGATGGCAGGCATGACAAGCCCCGCGCGGCCCTGGTTTCGACTGACCACGTCCGACCCGCAGTTGGACGAAGCCGCAGCGGTCAAGAAGTGGCTGGCCGATGTCACGCGCCTGATGCAGATGATCTTCGCCAAGTCCAACACGTACCTGGCGCTGCATACCATCTATGAGGAACTGGGCGCGTTTGGCACGGCCAGCACCATCGTGCTGCCAGACTTCGACAACGTCATCCATCAACACCCGTTGACCGTCGGCGAATACGCCATCGCCACCGACTACCGGGGGCGGGTCGACACACTGTACCGTGAGTTCCAGCTGACGGTGGCGCAGATGGTCGGCGAGTTTGGCAAGGAGAACTGCAGCCGCACCGTGCAGAGCCTGTACGACCAGGGGGCGCTGGGCAAGTGGGTGACGGTGCTGCATGCCATCGAGCCGCGCACCGACCGCGACGTGCGCAAGCGTGACAACCTGAACATGGCCTGGAAGTCCGTCTACTTCGAACCGGGCGGCGATGAAGGCAAGTTCTTGCGCGAATCCGGGTTCAAGGAGTTTCCCGCCCTGTCGCCCCGGTGGGCGAAGTCCGGAGGCGACATCTATGGCAACAGCCCGGCCATGGAGGCCCTGGGCGACATCAAGCAGCTGCAGCATGAGCAGCTGCGCAAGGCCCAGGGCATCGACTACAAGACCAAACCGCCCCTGCAGATGCCGGTCAGCGCCAAAAGCAGCATCGCTGATACGCTGCCTGGCGGCGTCACCTACGTGGATACGGCGTCCCCACAGGGCGGCATCCGCACGGCCTTCGAAGTCAACATCGACCTGTCGCACCTGCTCGAAGACATCAGGGACGTGCGCGAACGCATCAAGGCCAGTTTCTACGCGGACCTGTTTCTGATGCTGGCCAACAGCACGAACCCGCAGATGACGGCCACCGAGGTGGCGGAACGGCACGAAGAAAAACTGCTGATGCTGGGGCCGGTGCTGGAACGCTTGCACAACGAGATCCTGGGGCCGCTGATCGACATGACGTTCAGCCGGATCGTGGAGGCCGGGATTCTGCCGCCCCCACCTGAAGAACTGCAGGACATCGAACTCAACGTCGAATTTGTCTCCATGCTGGCCCAGGCCCAGCGCGCAGTGGCCACCAACAGCGTGGACCGCTTCGTCGCCAACCTGGGCATGGTGGCGCAGATGAAACCGGACGTGCTGGACAAGCTGGACGCCGACCGCTGGGCCGACAGCTACGCCGACATGCTGGGCATCGACCCGGATCTGATCGTGCCAGGCGAACAGGTCGCCATCATCCGCCAGCAACGCGCGGAAGCGGCCCAGGCGCAGCAACAGGCAGAAATGCTGCAGCAAGGCGCAGATTCGGCGGCCAAGCTGGGCGGCATCAAGACCAACGAACCCAACCTGCTGACCGATGCCACCGCCGCGTTCAGCGGGTACACCTGAAAGGACGCCCCGCCATGATCAACATGAAACGCAGCCCCAAAGACAAAGCCACGCTGGGCGATTGTTGTGCGGCTGACCGGCCTGAGTACCCCTACGGCCTGTGCATCAACCTGGACCGGGAATCGTTGGAAAAACTGGGCATTACGGCTCTACCTGCCGTCGGCGACCAGCTGCAACTTACGGCACTGGTCACGGTGCAATCGGTCAGTGAATACGAACGCCAGGAGGAAGGCAAATCGCGCGACGTGAGTCTGCAGATCACCGACATGGCGCTGGATAAGCCGACCGGCGAACCGGATGCCCGCGCCCTGTACCCGAACAGCAGCATGAACTGAAGTACGCGTAAGTCCGCCGCCCCCGCATAAATTGTCGCCATGAGCAATTACGACCCTACCGACACTCTCAGCCAGGACCGTGCCAGAGCCAAAAAGGAACTGACGGCCAAGATGGAAAGGGACACGGAGGAATCGGATTTCAAGTGGCTCATGGGCAGCAAGCGGGGGCGTCGCATCGTGTGGCGTCAACTGGAACGGGCCGGGGTGTTCCGGCTTTCATTCAACACCAACGCAATGAGTATGGCGTTTGCGGAAGGTAACAGGAATGAAGGCCTACGCATCATCGGGATGATCCACTCGCTGTGTCCCGAGCTATACGCAACGATGGTGAAGGAACAAGTCCATGACAACCGAAACGCTGATGACGGAAGCCGCAACGACCACTGAAGGCCAAGCATCGGAACAGGCTACCGGATCCGCCACTGTGGCGGGTGAAGGCGGCCAAACGCAGCAAACGACCGAAGGGCAGCAAGCAGCCGAGGGCCAGCAACAGCAGGCCGAAGGCCAGCAAGGAACCGAAGGCGAACAAGGCACCGAAGGCGAACAAGGCGCACCGGAGAAGTATGAGTTTCAGCCGGTGGAGGGTGCGGCCATTGACCAGCAAGTGCTGGATCAATTCGCCGAAGTCGCCAAGGAACTGAACCTGCCCCAAGATCAAGCGCAGAAACTGATCGACAAGGTGGCCCCGGTCATCCAGGCCCGCCAGGTCGAACAGATTGCAGCAGTGCAAGCGCAATGGGCCGAGGAATCGCGCGCCGACAAAGAGTTCGGAGGCGACAACCTCGAAGCAAACATTGGCACCGCCAAGAAGGCCCTGGACACGTTTGGCACTCCTGAACTGCGTTCGCTGCTCCATGAGTCCGGTATGGGCAACCACCCCGAAGTGATCCGCTTCTTGGTGCGTACCGGAAAAGCAATCAGTGAGGATCGTCTGGTTGTCGGTTCTGCTCCTGGTCAGCACCAGGCAGGCGACGCCAAGCGGTTTTACCCGAACAGCAACATGAACTAGGAGCATGAACCATGCCTACCCTTTCCACCAATAACCCGACTCTGGCTGATGTGGCCAAGCGGCTGGATCCGAATGGTCAGATTGCCGACATTGTCGAAATTCTGAACGAAACCAACCCTATCCTCGAAGACATGACCTTCGTCGAAGGGAATCTGCCCACCGGCCACCGCACCAGCATCCGC